AAAAGTGGGAAGAGTTAAAGTAAGATGTTTTGGTTGGCATCCTTCTAAGGAAGAGCTGCCTACTGATGATCTACCATGGGCTCAAACTATACAGCCAGTAACCGCACCGGCAGCTGCACCAACAGGACTCAGTACAGGTGTTTGGGTGTTTGGATTTTTTATGGATGGTGATAAAGCTCAGCGTCCAATGATCATGGGACAGATTCCCGGCTACAGATTTAATGCTGATGGAACCGGCGAATCGGAATTACCGAGAGCTGCTCGAGTAGAAGAAAATTATGAATCACCTCAGTCCAAACTAAGAAAAGATTCTCGTATAACAGGTATTTCACTGAGCGCTCATAATCAAACTACATGGGATGAACCAGAAGAGCCTCAAGACAAAGAATATCCATTTGTACAAACCGTAGCTTCCGAAGCTGGTTTTATGACCGAAACTATTTACGGTCCTTTATCTGCAAACACTGGTGGATTTGAAACTAGACAAGTAACATATGACTGCAACGGCGGATATGATGAACGTAGATCGCCAAGCGGTGATAAGATAGTTAAAGTAATCGGCGATAACTACGAAATTATCTGTGGTTCAAGCTTTGTAAATATTAAAGGTGATATTAACTTAACTGTTGATGGTAGTATGCGTACTAATATTGCTGGTGACTACGAATTAAACGTTGCGGGCAGTATGTACACTACAGTAGGTGGAAGTGATAGTAAATACGTTATAGGTAGTCAAAAGTTAGGTATTGTAGGTACAAGAGATACGTACATTGGAGGTGTTTCCGGCTTTGTAGGTCCACCGGAACCAGGACAATCATTGCCAGTCGGAGATAATAAGGTGGTAGCTGTTGGTGGTGTATCAGATACTGTTCTTCTTGGTGGAAGAATTATTACTACAACAGGCGCAGTTGTTGAAACTACTACAGGTGATTATACAAGAACAATTCTTGGAACATCTAAACTAAGCGTAGTCGGTGCTCAAACAGACGAAGTCGCAGGCGCTCGCACAATTTCTACAACAGGATTGCTAACTATGACTTCAGCAACACATGCAGTAGAGCTTGGAGCAGGTACATTTACCTCAACAGGTTCATTGAGCGCTCCAACTATACTCGGCACAACTATGACGGCTACCGGTACAATAACAGGTGCTACAATTATCTCGACGGTACCTTACCCAGTAACACTCGGTACACATAAGCACCCAACAGCAGCATTAGGGTCACCTAGCGTACCTTTACCTTAATAGGAGTTAAACTATGACACATGAAATGATGAAATCTTTGTTCGAAACTTATGTTACAGAAAACGAGAAATTTGTATCTTCTGGTAATAAAGCAGCAGGAACTAGAGCACGTAAAGCATTAGCAGAACTTGGAAAGCTGACGAAAACTCGTAGAAAGGAAATCCAAGATGCTAAAAACGAGGCTAGTAGCCCTGATAAATAATCGATCAATTGAGGAATAACAGTGGCCAAATCAGGATCAATCAATCCGTTAAGGAAAGAGGTGCAGTTTAGTGACCTGAGTGTGACTATGACTGCACATCCTGTAACTGGTAAGGTTTCAGTAAAAAAGAACGCTGACGCTGTCGTAGGCGCGTTAAAAAATCTAATCTTAACTAATAGATTTGAAAGACCTTACGATCCTTTATTTGGCGCTGATATTCGCAGCAGACTGTTTGAAAATTTTGATCCTATCGAGCAGGTTAACATTGAAGAAGATATTAAGACTGCAATAAGAAACTACGAGCCAAGAGCGAGAATAAGCGATGTTAAGGTCGTAGCTTCTCCAAATTCTAATAGAGTTCAAGTTGGTATCAGTTTCTACGTAGTGAACGAAGCACAACCAATAACTGTTGGTCTAGAAATAGAGAGAACAAGGTAAAATGGCCGCAAACAACGCACTACAGCTGACTAGTATAGACTTTGATGGTATCAAGAATGATCTCAAAACGTTTCTATCTAATCAAACTGAGCTAGGAGACTACAACTACGAAGGTTCGACAATGCAAATATTGTTGAACTTGCTTGCTTATAACACGTATAAAAATTCTTTCTATCTGAATATGGTTGGGAACGAAATGTTCTTAGATTCTGCTCAGATTAGAAATAATGTAGTATCTAGAGCTAAAATGCTCAACTATACTCCGCGTTCCGCTCAAGGCCCAACAGCAACTGTACAGGTTACTATTACACCAATCGATTCTCCAGATAGTATTACTATTCCTGCAGATACACAATTCACCACAACAATTGACGGTGTTAACTATTTGTATGTTAATCCAGATGCTGCTGTGGTTAACGCTAATCCATCAGGTGTTTATTCAACTAATCTCAGTATTACTGAAGGCAGACCATTTACCTATCGCTTTACAGTAAGTACTGCGTCACCGATTCGTTATATTATACCAAACGAGAATGTGGATACAAGAAGTATTAAAGTAAGAGTACAAGAATCGACTTCCAATACTACTCAGACAACATGGAACAATGCTAGCGACTATACAGCAATTGCTGGAAACACTCAATCTTACTTTTTAAATGAAAACGAAGATGGTAAGTATGAGCTTAAATTTGGTGATAATGTAGTCGGTAAGCGTTTAAATGACGGTAATATTGTTGTAGCAAGTTATAGAGTTTGTAACGGAACAGCAACTCAGGGTGCAAACACATTTGTTGCACCAAATTCTATTGGCGGGTATAGTAATATTACACTGAAAACAGCTGCAAGTGCAGCAGGTGGCGCTGAGCAAGAAAGTATTGCTTCTATTAAGTTTAACGCCCCTAAAAATTATCAAGCTCAAAATAGAGCAGTCACTACAGGTGATTATACGACCTTAATTAAAAATAACTTCGGTGATATTGGAGCTGTTTCTGTTTGGGGTGGACAAGAAAACGATCCTCCCATATATGGAAAAGCTTTTATTTCTGTTAAGCCTAAAACAGGTTTCTTTATATCACAGACAAGAAAAGATGATATACAAGCATTTCTTGCAAATAAGAATGTAATGTCTATATCACCAGAGTTAACAGATCCTACGTACAAGTTCGTTGTACCGACTCTAGATGTAAAATATAATCCTGATCTTACTACATCAACTGCCGGTGCGATAGTAAGTACTATTGGCAATAGAGTTATACAGTATGAACTTGCTGATCTTGTAGCGTTTGGTAGAGAGTATGCATCATCAGAATTAATAAGAGACGTTTATACTGCTAATGAATCTATTTCTAGCATGGAAATAACTCTTAAGATGATGAAAAACTTTATACCTGTAACAACCGGTCCTACAACATATAGGATTCCATTTAATGATCCTTTGTTAAACGTTACTGGCGGTGTAGTATTGAGAATACCTCCTACATCTCATCCAGGAAGAGGTTTAACTATATCCTCTAGTAAATTTACCTACCAAGGCCAAGCTAGTTCTTATCTCGACGATGACGGCTTTGGAAATGTAAGAATTTACTATATTGATGAATCAAATGTAAGAGTATATACAAACAGAACGGCTGGTACTGTTAATTATAATACCGGATTAGTAATTCTTAACCAAGTTACAATAACAGGTTATGATGGCGCAGCATTAAAAGTTTATGCTGTACCAAGATTTGATAATATCACCAGTGTAAGAAATCAAATTCTTGCAATAACAGAAGCAAAAATTAACCTGTACGATACCAAACTTAAGCGGGTAACATCCTCAACATCTAATGTAAGTACACAAGGTAGCAGTGCAACAGTAGTTGGTTCAGGCGTTATTTCGACGGTATTCTAATGGCAACTGATAATAAGTCTTCAATACTTGTAGATGAACTTTTACCTGAGTTCTTAGATACCGAGGGTCCTAAGTTCAAAGCATTTATGCGTGCTTATTATGAATGGTTGGAAACAACCAATCAAATTACCGATCGTTCAAAAAATCTTCTCAAGTACGGTGATATTGATACTACAGACGATGAATTTATTAAATATTTTCAACGCGAAGTATTATCTGATTTTCCAGAAAATGTTCTAGCTGATAAAGCGCTATTAATTTCTAGAATAAAAGACTTATACCGTTCTAAAGGTTCTGAGCAAGCATATAAAATGCTATTCCGAATTCTTTACGATGATGAAGTTGAATTCTATTATCCTCAAAATGATATTCTTAGAGTATCTGATGGTAGATGGACACAGGAAAAATCTCTAAGACTTTCTCCTCCTTTCACAGGTAACCTTTTTAACATTGGCGGTAGAAATGTTAAAGGGTTAACATCTGGTGCTACAGCAAAAGTAGATAGAGTTGTTAAAACTTTAGAAGAAGGTGTAGAGGTTTTTGAAATTTTTCTTATCAATATAAGAGGCACGTTTCAAGATACTGAAACCGTGCAAACAACTGAAGGAGATCTTAGCGGTGTAATTTTATCGTCTATTGGTCCTTTGGAAAATGTTATCATGGACTTTGGTGGATCAGGTCACAGAGTAGGAGATAGAGTAAAATACATTAGTGCATCAGGTGTCGGTGCAAACGGTGCTGTGTTATCAGTAGATGGTTCTAGTATTGTGCCGGTTATTATTAATGGTGGTAGCGGTTACACTTTAGATTCTACTGTTACATTAACTGGTGGAGATGGTACCGGTGCAGCCTTTTCTATTGATTCATTAAGTAGTACTGAAACAATACAAATCTATCAAGATACTGTATCAGATTTGGAAAATACTCGTATTGATGCTAATACGTACATAACGTCTAACTCTGGTGCGATTTCAGCTAATTTATCCATTGCTAACTCAAGTACTGTACTAAGTGCAGCATTAGGTACTGCTAATCTCACTGTTGGTACTATAGCCTCTATGTCAGCAACATCAAGAGGATCTGGTTATACAACGGTACCTACTGTAAGTATAAGACAAGACGATGTAGCAGATCAAAATTTACCGGATGGGTCAGGTGGTATTAAAGGTTTTAATGCTGTTGTTGTTGCTAACAATGCAGGTGGTTCAATCACAAGTGCTTCGGTAGATAACAGCGGCACAGGTTACAGCAGGATTGATCCATTAACTGTTACAAACGTAACAAGATCAGCTCAAAATGGAACTGCTGCTCCTGAAGTTACCGGTATTGTTGATTATAACGGCAAATACACTGATACAAAAGGTTTTATATCATGGAATAATAAACTTCAAGATAACTATTATTATCAGCAATTTGCTTATGTACTAAGATCTAAACAATCAACAAATACATATCGCGAAATAGTTAAGAAACTACTCCATCCAGCTGGTACTAATGTATTTGGCGATTTACTAATTCAGTCAAACGCTGCAATAGCATTTTCATCTAATACTTACATTTACTACTCTATTGAATTTGCAGTAGCGGATTCTGTTGAATCAACGTTAGACTTTGGTACTACAAGTGTACAGTATGTTATTGGCGACGTAGAATCTATAACATCAACAGAAGCTCATGAAAATGACGCAATGTTGATTCATAATATTACTCATACGTTTACACCGTCTACTATTGTTTCTACAGATGCTCAAATAGATATGACTCTAGGTGGAGCAGAACTGATACCTGTAGAATCTGCATTGACGTTTGGAACAGCTCAAGTTACTCCAACAATCAGTCCTACATCTATAGAATATGATCCTGACGGAACATATGCTATAGCACCGATCAATGCCTTTACTGGTAATACAATTTCACAACTACAGAGTATTACCTTTAACACATACTATCCGAATCCACAAGTCGGAATCCCAATACTAGATATTATACCTGTATTGTCTAGTGCAGAAGGTGAAGGGTATTTACAGGTACTGAGTACGTTGTCGATACCAGGTCCTGTAATAGAAACATTTGTTGGCGGTGCTAATCTCAATACTATACCATCAACGCTAGGTATTGGTACACCTGAAGTCTTGTTCTTTATTGATTATCCAACATTAGCATATAACGAAACAAGAACATTAGCTGACGCATTTGTAGTAAGTTATGAAGCTAACACAGTAACTCAACTGCAATCAAGTACGTTTAATAGTGAACATATTGAGACGCAAGTTGGTGCACCTACTGTTGAACACAGTTAAAAAAACATGATAAATATTTCTATATTTTTTGGAGTTACTAATGGCCACTGGTCTGGTTACAAGAAGATTTAAGATCTATAACGCTGAACAATTTAAAGAAGCGTTTACTGAGACGTCGCCGGATTACCTGTATTTGTTTATAGGTAAAGTTCAGCCATGGCCGAACGGTGATACTATACCTGTAAGAGTTGAATCAACATCCTATACAGATTATGATCCTTGGCATGATATGCTTGGTGTTAAGAAAGTAACTACCAACGACTTTTCGTTCGCTATTGAGCGTGTTGATTGGGTTACAGGAAGAGTATATGATGAATATGATAACCTTGTAGATTTAGATACTCATCAAGATAATACATTCTATGTAAAAACTTCAGCAGATAATGTCTATAAGTGCATCTTTAACAATAGAGGCGCTACTTCAACTGTAGAGCCATCCGGTACAAGTACCAGTATATTTGATACAGCAGATGGTTATAAGTGGAAGTTTATGTATAGTATTTCTGCTGCAGAAGCTCTTAAATTTTTAACCCCATATTACATGCCTATCAAAAGATTGACTTCTGATGATAGCAGTGCACAATGGGATGTACAAGCTGCGGCAGTTAACGGCGCTATTCATGTTATTGATGTCACTGCTAATGGTTCTGGTTACGTACAGCGAGCTAATACAATAGGAAGTGTAACTAATTCATCTGTTGTAGTACTTGACGGAAGTGCAAGCTCTGTTGACGACTATTATACCGGCGCTACCATTTTTATATCATCGGGGTTAGGTGCAGGTCAAATAAGAACCGTAGCAGATTATGTCGGTGATACTAAAACGTTAACTGTAAATACAGCATTTAGTGTAACACCTAATTCGTCAAGCTTATTCCATATCAGCCCTTTAATTACGATTACAGGTGACGGGTTAAATGCAACTGCTTATGCTAACGTTCAATCTGGTCAGATTAAACGCATAAATATGGTGAATGTAGGAACAAAGTATTCTAAAGCTAACGTACATATTACTGCACCACAAGGATCAGGTGCTACTGCAACACCAAGAATCTCACCACCCGGTGGTCATGGTTCAGATCCAGTAGATGAACTTTGCGCTCACAACTTAATGTTAAGCGTAAGACTCTCTGGTACAGAAGGAAATAATTTGCCTTCTAATAACGATTTTAGAATGCTTGGTTTGTTGAAAAATCCGCTGCTAGCAAACGGCTCTTCAGCTACTGATACAGCGTATGATACAACAACCAAGTTAAGAGTTATAAACATGGATGGCGCACCTCAACGTGATGAAATATTGACAGGTGCATTGTCTGGAGCAACAGCAAGGGTAGTATATTTTGCTAATACAAGTTTAACTGCTGGTGATATTAAAGTTCTGGCGTTGAATGGTACATTCCAAAACGAACAGATAACAGGTAATACGTCAGGAGTGACAGGTAACGTAACTTCAACAATACTTGGAGAACTGCAACCGTACAAAGGTGACATTCTTTATATAGAAAATAGACCAGTGTCTATAAGAACGTTTGATCAAATAGAAGATATTAAAATAACATTGCAGTATTAACGGGATAAGAGATGGCCATAGCTAACACAGTTACATTGAGTACAAACTTTAATGTAGATCCATATTATGATGACTTCGATGAAAGCAAAAACTATCATCGAATTTTGTACCGTCCCGGTCTAGCAGTCCAGGGTCGTGAATTGACCCAGATGCAGACTATACTGCAGAATCAAATAGACAGAATTGGGGAAAACGTATATAAAGAAGGCGCCATCCTTACTGGTGTCGAGCCTAAGATTGAAATCGTTAACTTTGTTAAGTTAAGAGATAGAGATTCGACAAACACCGTTATAACTGCAAATAACTTCCTTAGTACACAGGTAAGAGGATCAACATCTAATGCTCTTGCTGTAGTTGTTGATACTGATACAGGTTCTGAAGCCGGTGACCCTGATCTTAAAACACTGTATGTTAAATATGTTGACACTGGAGCGACTAGTACAACCGGCAATACCGTATTTACAGCAAATGAAATCATTACTGCAAATACAGGTGGATATACTGCTAACGTTGCTACTGGAGCCTCTTCAAGAGGTCTTACACAGCGTGTTACTATTTCAGAAGGTGTAGTTTTCGCTAAAGACCATTTTATTAGAGTACCTGCGCAGTCGTTAATCTTAGGCAAGTATAACACAATCGGATCTTACAAAATCGGTCTTAATATTGCTGAAACAATTGTAACTAATGTTGAAGACTCAACGCTATTAGATCCAGCTTCAGGTTCTTATAACTATGCAGCTCCCGGTGCAGCACGTCTTAAGCTCAATCCTACTCTTGTAAAATATGAGATTACCGCTAATACTGGAATCAACTTCATTGAACTTACTAGAATCGAAAATGGTTTTCTAGTAAGCAACAGACCAAGAACAGAATTTTCTAGAGTAAACGAGCATCTAGCTCGTCGTTCGTACGACACTAGCGGTAATTTTGTTGTTGAGGGCCTCGGCGTTAGATTAAAAGAGCATTTAAGACAGGCTAACAATCAAGGTAGATTTACTACAGGAGCAAATGGCGACTCTAACAAACTGGTTGTTGAAGTAGAGCCAGGTACTGCGTTTGTTAAGGGTTACGATCTTAACATTCTTCAAACACTTCCAATTACTATTAATAAAGCAACAACATACGAATCAATCGAAGATGTTGCTGTTACTTCTAACTATGGTAACTATCTTGTAGTAAAGGAAGCAGCTGGTGTTTGGGACGTTAATACCCACAATAAAGTTTCATTAAGAGATGCAGCTGCCCATGCAGTATCAAACAATGTATTCTCTGGTACTGCCGCTCGAGTTGGTCAAGAAGTCGGTACTGCGCGCGTACGTGCTATTGATTATGTTTCTGGAACCAAAGGTTCTTCAGAAGCAAAATATAATCTTTATCTTTACGATATTGAAACAACAAGCAACACTCTTTCCACAGTACGGTCTGTGCATATCGACAATACCGCAGCATCACAAGCTAATGGTGTGGCTGATATTGTACTTACAAGCGGTGAAGCAGCTTTACAAGAAGTAGACTTTAATAGAGCAATCTATTCACTACCTGTAACTAGTATTAAAACAATTAGAGATACAACAGGTAACTTAGACACCAATTTCACTTTCTTAAAAGAGTTTGACGTTACTATTGCATCTGATGGAACATTTAGTGTTGCCACAGGTTCAGCTGCTGATAGATTCCCATTCGGTACAGGTGTTCTCTCGGACACCAATACAAGAACTAATTTTCATGTTGTATTGAATGACGAAGCTGTAAGTTCTGGTACTGTAGATACAGGCTCAATGTCAGCCATGGCTAACACAGTATCCGGGCTTACAAACGCTGATACTAAATTTAATATTGGTGACAGAATTGCGTTTGCAGGACATAGTAACACATTTATTGTAACTGCAGTAACATCTACAACCCTGTCAACCGAAGAAATAGCATACGGTGCGATTAGTTCAGCTAACATAACTAAAAGCTTTAAGCCTGGTCAAGTTATTGATATGGCCGGTGTCGGCGGAGACGGATCAGATCGAACTATCAATGTAACATCTACTACTGGTGCTGATTTTGATATTCAAGAGACTTTAAGTTCTACTGTTTCAGCAACGGTTATTACAGAACTACAGCGTGTTGATGGTCAAGAAATTGCTAAAGATTACAGATCAAACAGATATGTACAGTTAACTGTTAACCAATCTGACGGTACTAATAATACATCAGGTCCATGGAATCTTGGACTGTCAGACGGACATAAGATAGTTGAAGTAAGAAAGAAAACCGGTAACACTCTATTTACCACAACTACAGAAGGAACGGTTGTTACTACAGACTTTATTTTAGATAGCGGACAGACGGATAATCTGTATAAACACAGTAAACTGAAACTTGCTCCTGGTAAGACAGCCTCCGCTGGTGATGTTTATCTTGTTAAGATGAATTTCTTTACACATGATACATCACAAGGTATAGGTTTCTTCTCTGTTGACTCGTATCCAATTGACGATGCTAATGTAGCTAATACAACTGCAATTACCACACAAGAGATACCTTTATATGTTTCTCCTGTAAACGGTGCTGCGTATGATCTAAGAAATAGTATTGATATTAGACCTAGAATACAAGATACTGCAAATAACGTAACATCGTTAACTAATATTACTACTAATCCTCCAGCTGGAAGCACTATTGTGTCTCCTGCAGGTGGTTTGAAGTTTATGGCTCCAAATGAGACTGCTAACTTCGATCTTGATTACTATATCGGCCGACGTGATCTTATTTCAATGGATTCTTCTGGAGCTATTAAAATTACTAGCGGTACACCTGATATTACACCTGTCTATCCTAATGAGCCGGATGGCCATTTACCACTAGCGCAATTAAATATAACTCCATATCCGTCGCTCTCTACATACGTAGGTCAAACATATAAGCGTACTGACCTCGCTTGTAAGGTTATACCAACAAGAATCGAAAGATTCACTATGCGTGATATCGGTAGAATTAAAGATAGACTGGATAGAGTAGAATATTATACTAGACTTTCACTGCTCGAAAATGAAGCAACTAATCTTAAATTTGCTACTGCAAGTGGTGTAGATAGATTTAAAAACGGTATTATTGTAGACAACTTTAATGGTCACAATATTGGTAATCCGCATGATCCTAACTATAAAATTTCTATTGACAGAGCTCGCGGAGAACTTAGACCACCGTTTACTCTGAATAATATAGATCTTAGCTATCAATCATCTAATAGTTCTAATGTAATCATTGGACCAAGAGATGCAAGAATTACTGTTGGTGGTACAGATAAATTTACTATCAATGAGACAGTAACTGCTGGTGCAGCATCAGGTAAAGTAGCTTATCAGGTTGGTAGAAGAGTATATCTTCAAAGTGTATCAGGTACGTTTGCAGTAAGTGCAACCGCGACAGGCGGCACAAGTAGCTCATCAGGTACTATTTCAGAAGTGTATGTTCCTCCTGTAGGAAAGCTTGCGTCTATAACCTACGCACATAGAAAAGTAATTAGACAGCCGTATGCTTCTACAACAAGAAATGCCGCCGGTTTATTCTGGAAGTTCTTAGGTCAAATCACACTATCACCGAACAGTGATTTCTGGTGTGAGACAGTGAGGGCACCTGATCTTGTAATTAACCAAGATAATACTAATGATAATATTGCTGCGGGCCAGTCATCTTGGACTACTGACTGGGGTAATTGGGAAACAACTTGGAGCGGCAGTACAACACAAGATGTAGGTGATACAGTAGTCTCTGTCGAAGGAAGAAATAATAACGTTGCTGATAGCGGTGTAAATGTTCTTAAAGTTGTTGAATATCAAGAGCAACTTACTTCTATTACAGAGCAGCAAGTAAGAACAGGCATACAATCAACTGTTGTACCAAAAACTACTACAAAGAATATTGGTTCTTCAGTTATTAATACCGACGTTATACCTTTTATGCGTTCACGTGTTGTTAATGTAGAAGGACGAGGCTTTAAACCAAATGCAAGATTGTATGCATTCTTTGACGGTATTGACGTGAATGCTTACGTAGCACCTACAACATCTGCATACGCAAATACAGCTAATGAAGGAGCTGCGCTTGTTACAGATAGTAACGGTGACATTTATTGCAGATTCAGAGTACCCAACGATAATAGCTTGAGCTTTAGAGCAGGTTCTAGAAGATTTAGACTCTCTGACAGTATCACAAACGAAAAAGGAGCTGGTCTTGTTACCACATCAGGTGAAGCGACATATTCATCTGAAGGTAAAACTGAAACTGTAAGAGATACTATTATATCTACACGTACCTATGAAGTAGTGCAGACAACAGTAACGGATACACGTACTATAACTTCTGAAAGTTCTGAATTTGTTAAATCAGCTGAACATATTTTAGAGTTAGATTATCTAGGTCAAAATCCAGATGGTTCTGGACGTATTGGTGTAACTGATCTTACAGAAACGTTTGATGCAAATACTGAATTTGCAGAAGTGTTTGAGCCTTCTATAGGTAGTAATCCGGAAGACCAGTTCAATCTGCTGCTAAGCGATGTTCAGTTGTTTAGAGAGCAGAAAAGCCTCAACTATCCAGGTTATGACTGTCCAAACGGCCAAGATGACCCGATCGCCCAAACATTTATCATGGATAACTTCAATGACTTTGTACTAAGCTCGGGCGGATACTTAACAAAAATTGATCTGTTCTTTGCAACGAAAGATGCAACAAGACCAGTATTTGTTGAGATCAGAGAAGTAGCAGCTGGTGGCGGATTTATAACAGATAAGATTTTACCGTTCAGTAGAGTAACTGTTGAAGCAGCTGATATTAATACTAGCTCTAATGGTGGAGCTCCTACACCTGTATACTTCTCAACACCAGTCTTCTTAGCTAGAAATAAAGAGTATGCAATTATTGTAAGACCTGCAGCTAACAATCCAAACACCAGTCTATATGTTTCAAGACTTGGTGGTACAGATTTAATTACCGGTGAGAGAATTAATAAGCAGCCATATGTTGGTACTTTATTTGCTTCCTCGAATGCAAGACAGTGGTCTGCAATACAAGAAGAAGATCTCAAGTTTAACTTGTATATTGCTAACTTTGCAAAAAATTCCACTGCGACAGCAGTATTTAAAAACGAAGATAGAGAGTTCTTCCAGGTAACAGGTTCGAATACATTTAGTACTGTTGGTGAGCAAGTTGTTGGTCATACAACAATAGTAGGTACATCGGCATTATCTGTAAATACTAACTTTGTTTTGGTTGGTAATACGTCTGGTGCAAACGCTACAGTAATATCACAATCCTCTAATACTATAGTTTTGAAAGATGTATCATTAGTAAATAAATTTACTGCAGGCGAGAGAGTAAACGTTGTAATCAATGGTATAAAACAACCAACACATACAACTATTCATAGTGTTTCGACACCAAGCGGTAACGTTATCTACTATGACGGTGTAAATCACAATGGCAATACAGTATTACATTTAGATAATGCATCTGGTACATTTACTACTGGTATGCAGCTAAAAGGTCAGATTAATGGTTACACAACAACTATTAAGAGTCTAGATAAGATTGAAGTAGATACTATGAGATTGAATCTTAGTTCATTGCAGTTTGAGGAAAGCACAGTTTCTGCAACAACCAAGTTGAACACTACAGCTACAACAAGAGATACTGCATTTAGAGCTCTTAATCAAAATAGAAACACAAACTTCAGAACTCCAAAGTATGTACTTGGTAAAACGCTAGAGTCGACTAACATAGGTGGTGCGAAATCAGCTGAAGTTAGAGTATCAATGTCAACATCTAATCCTATTATTGGACCAGTGTTAGACCTTGAGAGAATCAATTTGACACTGGTTAACAATACAGTTAACAATACGGTTGCTAACGAGACAAATGCTGATAGCGGTGATGCTCTTGCACGTTATATTACAAGAACACTTACTCTTGCAGATGGTCAAGATGCAGAAGACATTAGAGTAAGACTAAGAGCTTACAAGCCTTCAACTACCGGTATAAATGTTTATTATAAGATTCTAAACAAAGACGATAGCGATGCATTTAAAGATCGCGACTGGGTACTAATGAATCAAACTACGGTATCGACAGTATACTCGTCTAATGAAGATGAAAACGACTTTAAACTGTACGATTTTGAAGTACCGACGGCTAACTTGTCCGGTGGTAGTAATGAAATTCAATACGTTAACAGTCAAGGCGTAACATATACTGGTTACAAGTATTTGGCAATTAAGATTGTATTAACCGCTCAATCTTCTGGTGTGGTGCCTAAAGTTGATGAAATGATAACGGTAGCGCTGCAGGCCTAATATGTACAAGAAAGTAGAAAATAATCCAGGATACTTACGTGATATGTCAACGCATGGTATTATTAACGTTGACCATAACGCTTTACAAGCATACAGGCGTAAAAGAGAGTTTGAACAAAAGCAGACTAGTACAGTTAGCGCATTGTCAGAAGACATAAATAATATAAAACAAGAGATGCAAGATATTAAAATAATGCTTGCAAAAATTCTGGATAAATAGTATAATTAAGAAAATAGGAAACAAAGATGGCACTATTTGACTCAGGAACACCATTAGCGAACGTAGCGTTATCTGATACGTTTAACACCTGGCGTGTGCGTTTCAATCAGGTTAATACGCAAGCTGCTGGTCTTGCATCTAACAACACGTTCACAGGTACACTTAATACCTTTGACAACACAGCATCGTTCAAAGGTCCAGTAACAGCTCCTATAGTTACTGCTAATACTGTTAACGGTACAACAGCAAACTTTACAACACTACAGGCTGATTCTATCGACTTTGATGGTGATCTTACTGTAGACGGTATTACTGCTAATACAGGGGCATTTGCAGGACCTGTTACAGCACCGATCGTTACTGCTAATACAGTTAATGCTACAGCAGCAAACTTTACGACATTACAAGCTGACGCTATTGACTTTGACGGTGACTTAACTGTAGACTTGGTAACTGCCAACACATTAGCGGGCACTATTTCAACTGCAGCTCAACCTAATATCACAAGCGTTGGTACATTAACTTCTATTGCAACAACTGGCCCATTTACCGGACCTACAGTTGCTGCTAACACGGTAGCAGGAGCTACAGTAGCTGGAACAGTTGGTACTAAAGGTGATGTAAATATTGCGTTTCCAGCTGCAAATACTATAACATTCTCAACATCTGCAGCTGAAAAAGCTAGAATAGACAAATTAGGTTATTGGAACGCAGTATTTTCCGATGATGTAGTAGCATTAGGTAACTCCGGAACAGCAACGACAATTACATGTACACAAGGTAATGTATTCACCTGTACTCTTAATGGTAACTGTACCTTTACACTAGCTGCACCTAGTACAGTAACATCAAGCACTGCTACATCATTTTCGTTAATATTGACTAATGATGGTACAGCAGGTAGAACGGTAGCCTTTTCTGGCGGAACATTTGAATATCCAGGAGGATCAGTATCAAGAACTACAGCTGCGAACGCAACAGATATATGGTTCTTTTTCTCGCCTGATGGTGGCACTACATGGTATGTGTCGATTCCGATGGCTAACTTATCTTAATTTATAAATAAATAACTTGTAACAACACACCTAGGAGTTTAAAATGGCAGAATTGACCGCAGAACAGCAAATTGCAGAACGCGATAAAGATCGAGCTCTTCGTGAAGCTGAGATAGCTGCTACTAATCAAACAGCAATGGCACAGGCTGAAATAACTAATCGAGCTGATATGGTTAAAGTAGCGCATACGGTTCTAATGGAGAATGCACGTTCTAAGCCAGTATCTGAACGTGATGTAACTGCAGATGCTATTAAAGCTTACGCAGATACTTTAGCTACTTATATTAAAACCGGCGCTTAATATTATTCAAATTTAAAAATTTATATTATGATGCAAAGTTGGAGCTATTTTCCATCTATTGTGTATCGCGATGAACTACCTCAGTGGGCTGATACGATACACAATAGTACGGAAAATTTATATAATACAGCTAGACAAAAACACAATTTCAATATACCTATGCCTCTCAATACAACTGCTGTATGGGAGTGTAGTCAAGCCGCTAGCGCAATCCAGCCTTTTGTTAACCATTTAAATACTCTTTCCGTTGAGATATTAAATTCTCAAGGATACGATACATCTTTGTATAATATAGGTGTTGATGCGTTATGGGGACAAGAACTATCCTACGGTGCACAGCAACCAGTACACGTTCATTCGAATACTGTTCTAAGTGGTGTTTATATTATTACTCAGCCTGATGAAAACAGCTCATCTTTAATATTCGAAGATCCGAGACCAGGTAAATTGATGTCTGACATGTTTATGGTTGAACATGAAGAAATACTTGCTGGTGAATCGTCTATTATATTTAATAATCTAGTAAAGGGCACGTTAATGGTGTTCAATTCCTTCCTACCTCATAAATTTACACCTCACTATTCAAACAATAGTCTAAAATTTTTACATTTTTGTGTTACATCAACACCTAAACGAGCTTAAATTATGGAACATGTATTAACTGATTATACGGGTGAACATCATACCTTTGCTTATCAATATGACTGCTTTGAACCACAGGAATTAAATACCTTACAGGAAATAGCTAGAAGCGCTCAAGACCCAGGTTTAGTAGGACCTGGTAGTTTAGGTACAGTAAGTGATAATGTAAGACGCTCTAATCTTAAGTGGGTACACAATAGTAGAGAAACATTATGGATCTATCATAAACTTTCACATCATGTGTCAAACCTTAATTCAAGATTCTTTCAATTCAAACTTACAGGTTTTGGCGAAGCTTTACAGTTTACTAATTATAATAGTACAGATCACGGTATGTATAATTGGCATGTAGATTTTGGCGGAATATGTAGTAGAAAGCTTTCTATTGTATTACAGTTATCGGACCCTGCAGATTATGAAGGTGGTAGCTTACAACTAAATACTGGTAATAGCGAGATTATAACAATAGAAAAAAGACGTGGTATGCTAGTTGCTTTTCCATCATGGACACTGCATCAGGTAACCCCTGTTACACAAGGTACACGTCAATCATTGGTAGCATGGTTAACCGGCCCGAGGTTTGCATAAATGAATGATATAGAATTTACATTAAGAGATGATTTTAAATATTCTTTAGATGATGATGCTATTGGTATCTTTGATAATGTATTTCCAGATAAATTTTGCAAAAAAATTATCGATAATTTTGATCTCTTGCAAAAACTTGAATTTACTAATAATAGACAAAAATCAGAAAATTGCTTGAAACTTCATAAAAACGATGATGCAGTAGAACTGAATAATATATTACATAATGACATTATTCATACGATTGATATGAGATATGCTGACTATTTTAAGTTTAACGGCCAGTTTTTGAATATGTTATTTATTAAAGGTGTACGTGAATGTTTTGATATTTACGCTGAAAAATGGAATGGTTTAAAATTAATAAATCATCATTTATATCATATGAAAGTACAAAAAACAACATCAGGTGGTGGCTATCATATATGGCATCATGAACACGGTCCAGGAATGTTTGCAACTCGTGATGCTGTTTATATGCTTTATCTCAATACTTTACCACCTGAAGCAAACGGTGAGACAGAATTTTTACACCAGCAAAGAAGAGTAAATCCAGTAGAAAACAGGTTAGTTATATGGCCAGCAGGTTATACTCATTTACACAGAGGCAATGCTGTGTTTGGTGATCAAGCGAAATATGTAGTTACTGGTTGGTTTCATGTGGATCAAGATGAATAAAGGTGAAGTTTATGTTCTTGTCTAATGAACACTATAAAAAATTTAATGAAGATGGCTATGTTTTAGTAAAAAATTTACTTGATAGTGATACTGTCGATACAATATCCAGATATTTTGAATATCAAGTAAATCAAGCACAAGAAACTTCAACTGAAAAAAATAGTTTATATGGTTGGGAAAAAAGCAATAAACATACAATAAGTGAATGGCAATGTTACGGTGATCCTTTAATAGAAGTATTATTAGGTAAACTTCAGTCTAAAATTGAGGATATAGTAAAAAAGCAGCTATCTCCTACATATTCCTACAGTCGTATATATGTAGATAGTAATGAACTTACTGAGCATACAGACAGACCATCATGTGAGTATAGTGTAACAATTAATATAGCGACTATCGGTGATTATAACGCTATTATTATGAACGGTAATGAATATATTCTTGAACCAGGTGATGGTGTTGTATATCTTGGTTGTGAGATACCACACGCAAGAAAGCCATTGAATACAACAAATACTAAAATGGTTGTACAGACTATGTTACACTATGTAGATAAAAACAGCATAAATAAGGATTATAAATACGATTATCGAGACCGTATCGGATACGGTGAACGTCATAATAAAAATGAGGTATAACAAATGCCTATAGGTAGTGGTAAGATTGGTGTAATGGGTGGGCGGGAACCGGTTCCAGCGGGCTCCGAAACTTTTAATACACCAGGTACTTTTTGTACACCAGATATTTTTACTGTAACCGTTCAAGGATACGGAGCTCCTGGTAATTCTGGTAACTCCGGAACGGCAGGTTCTACCGGGCCCAGCCAGCATGATCCCGGTCACGGTGGAGGTGGTGGAGGTGGTGGAACCGGAAGAAATCTTAGCGGACCTATACCAGGCTGGACATGGTACAATACCGGTGGGTCCGGCGGCTCTGGCGGTTGGTTGAACAGTAATCCCGGAAACCCGGTAGGTCCTAATTATCCTGGTCGCGGTATAGGTGGTTATAGTTATGGTACTCCGGCCGGTGGACCTGGTGGGTCCCAAGGGGGTCAGTCCGGTTTTTCAATATCTCAAGGTAACCCTGGAAACCCTGGAAACCCTGGAAATGTTGGTCAATCTGCTACAATACCTGGTCTATCTGTCAATTTTGCTGGCGGCGCTGGCGGCAGCGGTGGTAATGGCGGAACAGCTGGCTTTGGCGGTGGCGGTGGTGGCGGTGGTGGCGGCGGTGGTAATTTGAACAGTGATAATGGTCCATCATGCTATGGATGGGGTGGCGGCGGTGGCGGTTCAGGCGCGGCTTCGCAATCCTGTGGAGGCGGCCGAGGTGGCGGCAGTGGATCTCCCGGAAGTCCTACTGATACCGCCCGCGGCGGTGGCGGCGGCGGTGGTACTAACAATGGTACACCGGGCGCCCAAACCGGACAGGGTGGTACCGGAGGTGGTGGAGGTGGCCACGGCGGTGACGTCAATAGCTCTGGAAACTGGGGGGTCACCGGTGTTGCTTATTCATCGCATATTAACGCAACTGGTTGTCAGCAAATGGCTGGACCGGGTGGCGGAGGCGGTGGTGGAGGTGCGATGCCAGCTGGCGGCCGAGGCGGCGCCGCCGGTGGCGGTGGTTCTGGCGGTCGAGCTTCTAACTCTAATCCTGGAAACCCTGGAAACTCTGGCCAGGCAGCTAATCCTAGCAGTACAAACAAAGCCGTTACTCCATTACAGCCATACAGTGTTTCAGTACCTCCAGGTGGCAAGATTATAATATCATGGAATGAGCAGTAACAGAGGATAATTATTATGAGAAAAAATAGTAAAAAAATAAGAGGAAGTAGAAGCAAAGCTCCTGTTGTCCCAAATCCTGATCAAAAACTTGTAGACAAGTATAACAAAGCAGGATTAGAAGCTGATATACAAATGCAAATAGCCTCGCGTCAAAATGACCAATTTAGAGGTAGATCAGTTACTGTAGGTTCTACCGGTGGTGACGGTATAGAAATAAATATAAGAATGCAGAACGGTTTTGTTGCATATATGCCAATGAGTCACCATCATGCGGTTGAGCTTGCTCATCAGATTGCAGCTCAAGCTGGATGTCATATAGCAATTAAACCTCGAGAAGATTTTGCATCACACAGGCAATGGAATGATGATACACCTATGCTAGGAGCTGTTTTTAAGCAAGATTTACTTGGTTATAATCCAGATCAAAATCTTTTACTAGCAAAGCAAGAAGTAGAGGAAGCTCAACAAAAATTGCAAAGAACAATAAATAACGAGTATGTAGATAATCTTGACGAAATATTACCAGAGTCGCACCGCAAAGCAATCAATCAAGACTAATTAGGAGACAGCAATGCCTTGGGAGCTAAGAAAATTATCAACAAATGAGGTAGTACAAGGACCAGAGCCACTGCCTGAGAACTGGGGACCTATATTCGGTCTGCATGGTGTTAAAGATCAATTATCAGATCTCTCTTGGGTTGGCAAAGATGATCTTGGTTGGTTTGAGGTATCTCCAGATCCTGAACCCGATGAGCCTTCAGCTGAAGATGAAGCGCGTACTACACGTAACAAACTACTTGCCGATTCTGACTGGGCAGTTATGTCTGATACACCTATGACAGCAGGTGAAAGAGACGCATGGATTGCCTACAGACAAAGTTTACGAGATATTACACTAGACGCTGATTTTCCTTCTAATATCAGCTGGCCGGCATTACCTGGTTCCGAATAATACTATTTGAAATATATTATGAATAAATTCTCGATACGCTTCAATAAATCAAGAGGGCAACCGGGTCGCGGAAGCCCTCTTCATGTATGGCGAGTATTTAAAGACGAAGAAGAATACTTGGCCAAATATGTCCGCATTAATGTACCTACATGGAGTGAGCAGTCTGGACTAGACTGGAATATAGTATGTAAAGGTACTATGCAATTTTTTTCTGATACGGATACAATCGTTATCTCATAATCCCTACATCTTTATAGTGATAAATAGTAAATCAAACTATAAAGGTGCATCATGTCTAAACCAGCTACCAGAGATGAACTCAAAGAATGGTGCTTACGTAATCTTGGTAAGCCAGTTGTCGATATTAACGTCGATGATGAGCAGCTAGAAGATCGTATCGACGAAGCAATTGCTTATTATCGCGACTACCATTTTGACGGTACAGAGCGTGTTTTTTACAAGCACATATGTACTGCGAGTGATCAAACAAACGGTTATATTACTGTACCAGAATCAATTATTGGTGTAACTGGTTGCTTTGTTCTAGGTGGTACATACTCAGTTAACAACTTATTTAACGTTCGTTACCAGATTCATCTTAATGATCTTTACGATCTTCTCCAGTCATCTATTGTTCCTTATACAATGGCAATGACACATGTCAATATGCTGGAAGAAACTTTTGTAGGTAAGCAGCCTATTAGATATAATCGTCATAATGATCGAGTTTATATCGATACCAGCTGGACAGATAAAATACCTGTCGGAGATTATATTATTCTTGATAGCTACCAAGTTATCGACCCAGATGTAAATACTGACATGTATAGTGATAGGTGGCTATTGAGATATACTACACAACTGTTTAAGCGTCAATGGGGTGAAAATCTTAAAAAGTTTGAAGGTCTTCAGATGCCGGGTGGTTTAACCTTTAACGGTCAGAAGATATGGGAAGAAGCTCAAGAAGCTATTATGAAGCTTGAAGATGAAATGATTTCAAGCTACAGTCTACCAGTTCATGACATGATAGGTTAACATGGCTACTAATGTCTATTTTAACAACTTTAACTATGGCCGAGAACAAGATTTAGTCGAAGATCTAACGATCGAAGCAATAAAAATCTACGGTCATAATGTAAAGTATATGCCTCGCACTAAGGTGAATGTGGATCACTTGTTTGGTGAGGATGACTTATCTAAATTCGATGAAGCTATCGACGTTGAAATGTATATCAAAAACGTCGAGGGCTTCGAAGGGGAAGGTGATCTTCTTTCTCGTTTCGGTTTAGAGATACGAGATCAGATTACTTTTACCGTTGCAAGAAAACGCTTTGATCAAGCTATAACATCGCCTAAGATGTTAACTGAGGTTGGCTACAATCTTATCTTCGAAGACGGTAGTACCAAAACTCCTTCACGACAATATCTTTCTGGTTCTAAAGATACAGACTCCTTTATGTTGGAAGGAGATGACTATCTTAATACAATCAACAGACCTCAAGAGGGCGATCTCATTTATTTTCCAATGGTAGGAAAAATATTTGAGATTAAGTTTGTAGAGCACGAGCAAATATTCTATCAAACAGGACGTTTGCAAACGTATGATGTTCGTTGCGAGCTCTTCGAATACAGCTCAGAGAGATTGGATACCGGTAATACTGCTATTGATGCTATTGAGACTACATACAGTCTTGATACATTAGGTTATCAGTTCACTTTAGAAGATGGTACCGGAGTTGCACAGCTTGAAGATGGTGGTACATTACTACAAGAATATACTATTGAAACTACAGATCGTTCAGCTAACAACCAGTTCTTCCAAACTCAGGCTGATAATATTTTAGACTTTAGTGAAGTTAATCCATTCGGTGAAATAGATAGGTACTAATAATGTTCGGTAAAACATTCTATCATGGAACATTAAGGAAATATGTTGTAGTATTCGGCAACATGTTTAACGGTATCTATGTTCAACGTTTTAATCAAAACGACGAAAGAATACAGACTCTTAAAGTACCTATCGCATATGGTCCAAAAGAAAAGTTTTTAGTAAGATTATCTCAAGATCCTAACTTAGATCAAGATGTTGCTATTTCATTGCCACGTATAGGTTTTGAAATGACCGGTATAAACTATGCTTCTAACAGAAAATTACCATCTACACAAAAAAATGTAAAGATTAGTAGATCAGATAAGACTAATTTAACTACACAATTCAGACCTGTACCATATGACATACAGTTTCAGATGAGCATATTTGTTAAGAATGCAGATGATGGTACACAAATATTAGAGCAAATATTACCTTATTTCCAACCTGAATGGACGAACAATATAAATTTAATACCAGATATGGACTTAGTTTATGATGTTCCTTGTATATTGAATGATGTTTCAGTAGAGGATACATATGAAGGTGACTTTTCAACAAGAAGAGCCTTGATATGGAATTTAAACTTTACAATGAAAGGATATGTATTTGGACCTACTTCAAGTACCGGTATTATTAGAAGGTCCGTTATTAATTATAGACCAAATACACCAACTGGTGATCTTGGAGTTCAGGCTACTATAACACCTGGTTTAACTTCTGATGGTAATCCGACATCTAATACTGCATTATCAGTTGATGCTAATACTATCGAAGCTGATGACGATTATGGATTTGCTAAATCATTGATTGAGTATTAATATGAAAAAGACTAAAATGGAAGAAAATTTCGAAGAAATTTTTAATCTTCCACCAAACGATGTCGAAGGTGAGCTAATAGTGAATACCCCTTCAGAGAAACTGTCTCCCAAAGAAACAGACGATGTTGATACAGACTATCAATACGCTCGAGAAAACTTATACAACGTAATAGAGAGGGGCTCAGATGCATTAAATACGCTAGTCGAAATAGCTAATCAGAGTGAGTCTCCGAGGGCGTTTGAGATAGTCGGACAGTTAGTAAAAACATTAGCGGACGCTAATAAAGATTTACTAGAAGTACAAAATAAAGTTAAAAAGCTAAAAGAAGAGACAGATAAAGGTCCGCAAAACGTTACTAATGCTCTCTTTATAGGCAACACTACTGAACTACAAAAGCTTATAAAGGATAGAAAAAAAGATGTATGAGTATAAATGTAGAATAGTAAAAATTGTTGATGGAGATACAGTAGATGTTGACATTGACTTAGGATTTGGTATTTGGCTTAATGATGAACGGGTTCGTATTATGGGCATTGATACACCGGAGTCTAGAACGCGTGACAAAGTTGAAAAGATATTTGGAAAAGCAGCAAAAGCCAGACTTAAGGAACTTCTCGGGCCCTACGCTACATTAAAAACAAGAGTAGCTCGAGACGGTGAAGACATGAGAGGTAAGTTTGGCCGAGTACTTGGAGACTTTCAGGTCTATTATCATAACGAAAACCGCTATACTAATGTAACGGATATATTAATCAAAGAAGGACACGCAGTTCCTTATGAAGGTGGCAATAAAGAGGTTCTACAAGAACAACATAAACAGAATCGTAGACGTCTTATAGATAACGGCAAAGTAATTATACCGGACGGTTTAAGACATCTTTTATAATATTGTTTCTACCCTTCATCGGCTACACCGCTATTATAATGAAAGAGTAACGAGAGTGCAACTGTATGCCAGAGATATATCTTGGTAATCAAAACTTAAAAGCAGCTGGTGTTACAGTTGAGTATACTCAAGAAGAAGTTCAAGAGTATATTAAGTGTGCAACAAATCATTTATACTTTATTAAAAAATACGTCAAAATTGTAAGCATTGACGAAGGTCTCGTACCGTTTGACACTTGGGACTTCCAAGATAACATGGTTAAGACTTTTGAGCAAAATCGCTTTTCTATCTGCAAACTTCCTCGTCAGGTAGGTAAAACTACAACCGTAGGTGCTTATATACTTTGGAAAGCACTCTTTACCGAAGATTACAACATTGCTATTCTTGCTAATAAACGCTCACAAGCTATCGAGATACTTGGTAGAATACAGCTTATGTATGAACATCTACCTAAATGGCTACAACAAGGCGTTGTTGAATGGAATAAAGCAAGTATTAAATTAGAAAACGGAACAGAGATACTTGCATCATCTACATCATCAAGCGCTATTCGTGGTACATCTCAAAACTTAATCTACTTAGACGAGTTTGCATTTGTACCTAATAATATACAGGAAGAGTTCTTTACTTCTGTATTCCCTACCATATCTTCTGGTAAAACATCTAAGGTAATTATTACCTCAACCCCTAATGGAATGAACCTATTTTATAAATTATGGGTAGATAGTGAAGAGGGAAGAAACGATTACGAAAGAATAGAAATACATTGGTCTGACGTCCCAGGTCGTGATGAAGTATGGCGTAAAGAAATAGTACGTAATACATCAGAGGAACAATTCAGACAAGAATTTGAATGCGAGTTCTTAGGTAGTACAAATACTCTCATTCATGCAACCAAGTTAAGAGCATTAACTTTTAGATCACCTTTATACACAAAAAATAATTTTAAATGCTATGAAGAAGCAGAAAGAGATAAAACATACGTTATTGTCGTTGACACATCAAGAGGATTAGGACAAGACTATTCTGCTTTCGTTGTATTTGATATTACAGAATATCCTTATAAAGGAGTAGGACTATATCGCAGTAAAGATATATCACCTATGCTTTATCCAGATGTTATCTTTAATACAGCAAAAAAATATAACAATGCATTTGTTTTAGTAGAAATAAACGATATTGGAGAACAAGTATCTAATATATTGTTTCATGACTTTGAATATGAAAATGTCTTTAGAATATCTCAAAGAAATGGTGCACAATACATAACATCAGGTTTTGGTGGAGGAAGATCTCAACTTGGTGTGAGAACAACAAAATCAGTAAAACGTCTCGGTTGCTCCACATTAAAAGATATGGTCGAACAAGATAAACTTATCTTCGAAGATTATGATTATATCTCCGAGCTCTGCAACTTTGTACAGATAAAGGAAAGCTATCAAGCAGAAGAAGGCTTTCATGATGATGTTGTTATGTGTACTGTCCTGTTTTCTTGGCTAGTACGCCAGGACTATTTTAAAGAGTTAACAGACAGTGATTTACGTAGGAAAATGTATGAAGATAATCAAAGAATGATCGAAGAAGAAATGCTCCCGTTTGGGTTTTTGGATGATGGCCAAGAGGATGACAATATCATAAATATTGATACTGACAGACTTGGATGGTCATTGCCTCCAGTTGACACTATCACCGAGAAGTGGTAACTAGTAGAAACTAGATTAATTATAAATAAAAGAAGAATAAAAACCCTACATAAGGAGAGAATACAATGCCATTTCAAGTATCGCCCGGCGTTAACGTCAGTGAAGTTGATTTGACAACTGTAGTGCCTTCCGTCTCTACTACAGAGGGCGGTATTGCAGGTCATTTTCGCTGGGGTCCCGTAGAACAAAGAGTTCTCGTAACCTCAGAAGATCAACTCGCTGCGCAATTCGCAAAGCCTGACAGTAACACCTATGAAAATTTCTTTACTGCAGCTAATTTTCTTAGCTACGGTAATGCTTTGTATGTTGTAAGAACTAACTCAACAGGTCTTAAGAATGCACATAGTGCATCCGCTAACGGTCAAACAACTCTTATTAAAAGCTCAGACGACTATGTAAATAATTACAACTCAGGTATTTCAGGTATCGGTGAGTGGGCAGCAAAATATCCTGGTGCTCTTGGTAATTCATTAAAAGTTTCTGTCTGTGCTAGCGAAGGTGCATACAAGGCTACCGTTGGTGGTACTTATTCAATTACTTCTAATACAGCTACACTAACATTATCTTCTAATCAAGCAGCTATTATGGTTGCAGGTGATATTCTAGAAGTTGGGCCCACTACAGGTGAAAAACAAAAAATTAAAATTTCTTCTGTAGCTGCTAACGGTACTAGTGTCACTCTAGCTTCAAGCTACACCGGTACAACGGTAACTGCTAATACTGGTTTAATTAAGAGATGGGAATATGCTTCTAATACTAATAGAGCACCTATCACAACACAACATGCTACAGATACAGGTAGTCTTTACGATGCAATGCATATTGCTGTTGTAGATGAAGACGGTCTATGGTCAGGTGTAAAAGGAACAGTTTTGGAAATTTTTGAAAACGTTTCTAAAGCTTCTGATGCTAAAGATACTACTGGTGCATCTAACTACTATAAAGATGTAGTAAATAATAGATCCAAATATATTTGGTGGGTAGCACACGATAGTGATATAACTAATGCAGGAACTGTTTCTAACAATACAACATATGGAACTCCAGCAAAAAATCAAACAGTTTCCCTAGTAAACGGTTCTGATGGATCAGTGGCTACCGCAAGTGAAATCAACACTGCAATGGATAAATTTGTAAGTAGTGAAGATATTGATATCTCCTTTTTAATTGCAGCTGGTGGTGGACAAACTGTAGCAACGCATCTTATTAACAATATTGCGGAAGTCCGTAAAGATTGTATTGTATGTTTATCGCCACCTAAAAACACTGTCGTTGATAACGGCTCGTATTTGGGCAAAGAAGCTGCTGATGTTGTAACATACAGAGACAGCATTCCATCTTCAACATACGCAGTAATAGATAGTGGTTGGAAATATCAATACGACAAGTATAATGATGTTTATCGCTGGATTCCATTAAATGGAGATACCGCTGGTCTTATGGTAAGAACTGACTCAGTAAGAGATCCATGGTTCTCACCAGCTGGTTTTAATCGTGGCAATGTTAAAAATGTTGTTAAACTAGCTTGGAATCCAAGAAAAGCAGATAGAGACACGCTTTACAAAAATAGTATTAACCCTGTCGTAACGTTTCCAGGTCAAGGTACGGTATTGTATGGAGATAAGACTCTTACATCGCAACCTGGTGCATTTGACAGAATTAATGTAAGAAGATTGTTCATTGTGCTTGAGAAAGCAATTTCTACTGCAGCCAACTTTACGTTGTTTGAATTCAACGATGAGTTTACAAGAGCGCAGTTTAGAAATCTTGTTGAACCATTCCTACGTGATGTTAAAGGGCGTCGCGGTATTACAGACTTTAAGGTTGTTGTAGATGAAACTAACAACACAAGTGATGTAATAGATAGAAACGAATTTATAGGTGATATTTACATTAAACCTAATCGTTCAATCAATTATATTCAGCTTAACTTTGTTGCTGTAAGAACAGGCGTCGAGTTCTCCGAAATAGTTGGACAAGGTTCAATAGTTAACCAATAACAGGTATAAATAGAGATACAATAAGGAGAACAGAACAATGGCTTTTAACGTAAGTGATTTTAGAGGTCAATTAGAATTTGGAGGGGCCCGCCCCTCCTTGTTCGAAGTTCAGATCTTTAATCCAGTCAATGCAGCTGGAGATCTGAAAGTACCGTTTATGTGTAGAGCAGCTCAGATACCTGGTGCAACAGTAGGTACGATTCCTGTATCATACTTTGGTCGCCAAGTTAAGCTTGCAGGAAACAGAACGTTCGATGCTTGGACCCCAACAATTATTAACGACGAAGATTTCCTGATCAGAAATGCAATCGAGCAGTGGAATAACGAAATTAATACATTTGAAGGTAATCTAAGAACTACAGGTAACACACCAGCATCATATAAGTCTACGGCGATTGTAAAGCAGTTTGCTAAAGACGGTACAGTACTAAGAACTTATGAGTTCGATGGTATTTGGTGTTCAGATATTGCACCAATTGATTTGAGCTGGGATGCAGAGGGCATTCAAGAATATGCCGTAACATTCCAATACGACTACTGGCGTGTAGTAGGTGGCAACACCGGAACCGCAGGTACAGCGTAATATTATTTAAACGGAGAAACTAAATGGCAAACGTACTATACCCAAAAGCCAAAGAAGATTTTCTTGCTGGTAATTTGAATATGTCTAGTAACACGATCACGCTTGCGCTGATCGATACCGACATATACACATATAGTTCCGCACACGAAGATAGAGCTGATATTCCTAACACTTCGGTTGTTGCAGAAGCTAATCTTGCAAGTAAAACTATTACCAGTGGAGTTTTCGATGCTGCAGATGTCACATTTACCACAGTTGTAGGTGCTAACTGTGAAGCGTTAATATTGTTTCACCAAGACCCAGAGGCTGGCAACGCTGCATCAAGACTAATTGCATATATCGATACTGCAACCGGTTTGCCTATCTTACCTAACGGTGGTGATATTACTGTAAGATTCTCTAGTGGTGCAAGCAAGATTTTTGCGCTTTAATTAGAAAATTCTATGGTTAAGAGGGGTACTAAATATATGGTAGTGCCCCTTTTTTTTATTCCGAGGTAAGAAATGCAACTGTTTGGATTTGAGATAACAAGGACATCAGCTGAAGAAAAAGAGTTAGAAAATCTTCAAGCTATTGTACCTCAAAACCAGGAAGAAGCAGTAACAGAAATTGCTCCTGGTGGTATCTACGGCACATACTTAGACTTAGAAGCATCTGCAAAGACAGAAGCTGATCTTGTGACTAGATACCGTGAAATGGTTCTACAGCCTGAGTGTGATCAAGCTGTGGAAGATATTATTAATGATGCTATTATTATGGAAAACAACGCCTATCCTGTTGAAATAGTCTTAGACGAGACTAATCTTTCCTCACGCGTCAAAAAATTAATTAAAGAAGAATTTGACAATCTTATGCAAATGATGGATTTCGGTAACAAAGGTTACGAAATCTTTAGACGCTGGTATGTAGATGGTCGAATTTACTATCAACTAGTAATTGATAAAAGTAATCCTCGTGAAGGTATAAAACAGCTTCGCTATATTGATCCGCGTAAAATTCGTAAAATGCGCGAGCAGAAAAAGAAAACAGATGCTCGTACAGGTAATGATCTTTATCCTAACGTTAAAGAATTCTACGTATACAATCCAAAAGGCTCAACAAATAATCAACAAGGCATAAAAATAGCCCCTGATAGTATTTGTTATGTTCCTTCAGGTCTTGTAGATTCCAGAAACAAAATGGTTCTTGGATATCTTCATAAAGCTATCAAGCCTCTCAATCAACTAAGAATGCTAGAAGACGCTGTAGTTATCTATAGGTTGTCAAGGGCCCCAGAGAGAAGAATTTTCTATATCGACGTAGGTAATCTGCCAAAGATGAAAGCAGAGCAGTACTTACGTGATATGATGGTAAAACATAAGAACAAATTAGTATACGATGCATCAACAGGTGAAGTAAGAGACGATAGACGTCATATGACTATGCTTGAAGACTTTTGGTTGCCAAGAAGAGAAGGTGGTAGAGGTACAGAGATTACTACACTGCCAGGTGGACAGAATCTTGGTGAGATGGAAGATGTACTTTACTTCCAGAAGAAGCTTCTTAAGTCATTGAACGTTCCTGTTAGTAGAATGGAGGCTGAAGTTAATTTCAATATTGGTAGATCAACAGAAATATCAAGAGACGAAATTAAATTCCAGAAATTTATTAACAGAATCAGAAATAAATTTGCAGTTCTTTTCGATCAGTTACTTGAAATACATCTTGCATTAAAAGGTGTAATGACTAGAGCTGAATGGAAAGAAATTCAAAACTCTCTTACCTATAACTTTGCTAATGATAATCACTTCGAAGAGCTCAAACAAGCAGAGATTATGACTGAAAGATTGAGACTGCTTGGTGAGATAGATCCTCTAGTAGGTAAGTATTTCTCAATGTCTTGGGTTCGTAAAAACGTTTTAAGAATGACAGAAGATGAAATCGCTATCATTGGACGCGAAATTGATATGGAAAAAGATGATGAAGAAGATATGATGCAGTTTGACTCTGAACCAGCACCTCAACCGTCTCAGGAAGAATTTGAGCCAGAGAATCCTATTGAGGTTACTGATAACAGAGGGAAGAACTTATCAGAAGAAGAAAAAACGCTTGTTGAAAGTATGACAAGGTTCTATAATTCATTGTCAACAGATTACGAAGAAGACAAGTACGATGAGTCAAGTACTGGATGAGGCTAAGCTCTTAGGTGCTCTTTTAGGTGTACTTAAAAAAGAAAGCAGTAAAGTTCGCGAAGAACTAATTAAAGAGCTACGTGAAGAGCTTGACAACCTCCACCAACCAATTCTTGTAGAAGGACCCGAAGGTCCTCAAGGTCCAGAAGGTCCTGAGGGTAGATCAGGTCCTGTAGGTCCGCGTGGCTTGATTGGCGAACAAGGTCCAATCGGTCCACAAGGTGAACAAGGTATACAAGGTGAAGTAGGTTTACAAGGTCCTCAAGGTGAGAAGGGTGATCAAGGTGAGCAAGGTATTCAGGGGCCCCAGGGCGAAAAAGGTGAAAAAGGAGATAAAGGTGATCAAGGCGAAGTTGGCTCGATTGGTCTCCAAGGTCCGCAAGGTATTCGTGGGCAAAAAGGCGAGAAAGGTGAGCAAGGAGATCAAGGAGAAAGGGGCCGTGATGGTGATGTGGGAGCAACAGGCCCGCAAGGAGAGAAAGGCGAACAAGGACCGCAAGGTTTAAAAGGTGATAAAGGTGATCGTGGCGAGATGGGTCTTGCTGGGCCACCTGGTCTAAAAGGCGATCAGGGTGAACAAGGACCGCAAGGTGAGAAAGGTGATCCTGGACGCGACGGTGATACACCAGACGTTGCACCTATAGAGAAAAATCTTAAAAAACTTTTCGAAGATCTCAAAGGCTCTGTAACTGCTCAAGTAACCAGACTTAATATGGGCGGAGGTAGCTCATCAGGTGGCGGTGAAGTTAGATTAGAGTTCTTAGATGATGTAGATAGAGCAACAGCAAAGGTAGATGGAAAGTATCTTAAGTATGATGCAGCATCAGGTAAGTTTGTAGGTGCAACTGTATCCGGCGGTGGAGGCGCTTCTTCATATAATGATCTAACAGATTTACCTAATTTAGATCAATATCTACAAGTAGCAAATAATAAAATAGTAGTAGCAGGTAACAATGTTACCGTTACATCAAATTCTAGCGCATACATTATATCTACAACATCAGGTGGTGGATCAACTGATCTTACAGCAGTAACTACAAATATAGTTCCCACATCAAACAACACTCTTGATCTTGGTACTACAGAATTAAGATGGAGAGATTTATATCTTTCTGGTCAAACAATTAATCTTGGCGGTGCTACTATATCCTCTGATGGTTCAGGTAGAATTGATATATCTGCAACCGGAGCTGTTCTACCGGCTAATTCCAGAATAACTACGTCTGGTGCTGTACAAAAGAACATAGCAGTTGTTGGCGCGCAATCCGGAGCAGTTGAACTAGATGTTCCTTTATATACACAAGCTTCAGGTCTAGGTACTGCAGCGAATACCTTTTCATTTCGTGTAGATTCTGACGTAAAAGTGTTCACTAATTTCTACCTAAATAATGGATCACAACTAGATCAAGCAGTTAAGACTGCACAATTTTTATTTTAAGGCAGCATAATGGCTATTAAAGTACCTATTAGGACGGTTTACGACAATTCCAACAACGCAGTTGGTTTGTCTGAATTCCAGTCCAGTGAAGCAGTTGGTTATCAGCATGGCGGTACTGGTCTTACAACGCTTGGTTCTGCAGGCCAAATTTTAAAAGTTAACGACGCTGGTACTGCTGTAGAATGGGCAGCTGATGCTCAACGCGATCTAACAGGATACTTGCAAGTAGCAAACGCTGCAGTTTTATATGTTACCAAGGATACTGCATTAACAACAAACAATGCTATAGTAAATCTTGTTAATGATAGACTACAAGTAGCAAATGCTATAGCAACATATTCAACATTAGCACAACTAGGTAATACAAACACCTATATTGCTAATAAAGCTATTTCAACTGTTGCCTTTACATCAGGTAATAATACATTAAAGATTACTACAGGTGATAGTACTGAGTATGATGCTACTATTGATGTTTCAGATAAAGCAACCTGGACGGCATTACTAGCTACTAATACGGCATTGCGTACTCTTATTAACACGCAAATTGGTTCTTCTAATACCAGTATAAGACAATATATAAATTCTGAAATTGGCTCATCTAATACTAATATTAGAAACTATACAAATCAAACATTTGAAACTAAAGCTGTAGCATTATCATCAAACAATGCATTAAACAATCTTATTAATGATAGACTACAAGTTGCTAATGTTGCTGCTATTTACGCTACTAAAGCATATGCAGCTGCTAATACGTACGTTAATGCACAAATCGGTGTATCTAATACTAATATAAGAAGCTATACAGATCAAACATTTGAAACTAAAGCAGTAGCGCTTTCATCTAATAACGCTCAAAATTCTCTTATATTAGACAGGATGCAGGTTGCTAATGTAACGTCATTAGTATCTACAGAAATAGCAAACCTTGTCGACTCATCACCGGAAGCATTAAATACATTAAACGAACTCGCTGCAGCATTAGGTGATGATGCTAACTTTTCAACTACAATACTAACCTCTCTAGGTACAAAAGCAGCTAATACGTACGTTAACCAGACGTTCGAAACTAAGTCTGTAGCTCTATCATCTAACAATGCTCAAAATAGTTTAATACTTGATAGACTACAAGTAGCGAATGCTGTTGCAACTTATGCGCCGTTGGCGGGAGCAACGTTTACTGGCGCTGTTGCTGGTACAAAATTATCATTAACAGGTCCAATAACATCACCTTCTATTACTGCTAACACAGCAACTTTAGGTGGATTATCATATCCTACATCTGATGGTACAAACGGCCAAGCGCTACTAACCAATGGTTCCGGTACACTTGCTCTCGGTACCCCGGTTGTCAGGAATTCAGTATCAACTATAACTGCTAACACAACATTAGATACATCTAATCATAATATTGCGCTTGTAGTTAATAGTTCTGCTAATGTCTTTGTTACTATTGACGCATCAGGCAACTTAACACAAGGTGACAAGTTTACTATTCTTCCTGTTAGTACAGGTAATATTATAGTCAAACTTGATGGTGCAGATTCATTCTTAGGAACAAGTACAGATTCTATTCAAATATCTGTGTTTGCTAATGACACTATAGCCTCTCAACAAAATAATCAAATTGATGGAGCTGCATCAGGTGAGGTAGTTACTACAGGTCTCTATACGAAAATTGAAGTCCTTTACATTGGTAGTGGAAATTTTGTCTTAACAAAATAGTTCTTATAAATATAAAGAAAAAAGGAGTATATAATGTCAAATCCATTTGAAGACGCTGTAGATTCAGTATACGATAAGAACCCAGCTGGTTTTCAAGACGCTGTGAGCGCTATCTTAGCAGATAAACTAAAAGAAAGAATTGGTGTTGAAAAGGTTGCAGTTGCACAAAGTTTTCTAAACGAACCAGAATCAGAAGATTACGAAGATCAAGAAGAGGTTGCAGATGAAGAAGTTTAAAGAGCTCTTTGAAGCCCCTGGTGCACCTGCACAAGATAACAAAGTCGAAAAAGACGACGACAAGGAAGTAAAAGGTTATAAGCCTCGCTCTAAAGGAGAAGAGGACTTTGCTAATGCACATATGGTAACCAAGGTACCTCATCCTGTAGCTGGTGATGCTCAATTTAACGGCGATGTTAAAGCTGGTAACCCAGATGCACATGTAGCTGGTAAGAAGCACGCTGCAGGTGAACCAGTAGTTAAGCAAGGCTCGTCCGATACTAAACCTGGCGGAACAGCAACTCCAGATTCTCGTACACAAGGTAGACCTGGTGAAAAAGCTCCTGTAATGCAAGGTTCATCTAAGATTAAAGAGAGCTTTTCTTCGTTTATTGAGGAGAAGGTAAATGGCGACGATTAAGCTTCTAACTACAACTGCATCGTTAGGTGTAGCTAACAATATGGGCCTTACTACTATGGTCCGTGTTGTTAATACAGATTCAGCTGAGCAGACAATTACTGTAGCAAATACTGTGGGTCCAGAAAATGGAGGCGGTACTGCAGGTTCTGTTGTTGTTGAAGCTGGTCAAACAGAAATTATTGTTAAAGAGCCAACAGACACCGTAGTAGCAGTAGCAGCTGTAAAAGCAACAGGCGTAGCGAGATACTAAAATGAAACTCATATGCGAAATTAACGAAGACTTAGAGTACATTGCCGAGGCTACAGAAGATGGCGGCAAGAACCACTATATTAAAGGTGTGTTCATGCAAGGTAATCTCAAGAACAGAAATGGTCGCGTTTATCCTATGGAAGTACTTCAAAAAGAAGTAGGACGCTATCAAAAAGAATATATTGACCGTAAGAGAGCTTTTGGCGAGCTCGGCCACCCCTCAGGTCCAACAATTAATCTGGACCGTGTCTCCCACATGATTACTGAACTAAAGCAGGACGGTGATAACTTTATTGGTAAAGCAAAAGTTATGGATACCCCAATGGGTAACATCGTTAAGAACTTAATGAACGAAGGCGCAACGATTGGCGTATCTTCACGCGGTATGGGTTCACTTAAGCCAAACAAGTCTGGTATTGCAGAAGTTCAAAACGATTTTTACCTAGCTACTGCAGGCGACATTGTAGCCGATCCATCTGCTCCTGACGCATTTGTTGAAGGTATTATGGAAGGTAAAGAGTGGGTTTGGGATAACGGAATTATTCGTGAAGCTACGATTAATGACTATAAAGAAGAAATTAGTAAGACCTCAACGCGAGATCTGACCACTGCGAAGTTAAAGATCTTTGAGGACTTCATCTCAAAACTTTGATTTTATAAATAATAGAAGCAATAAATTCCATAAAGGAGAACTGCAAATGTCTGATAAAGAACTAGAGATGAGAGAAGACCTCACCGACGAGCAGTTGGATGAGTTCAAAGCATCTTATGGTGACCCTTCAGAAGTACCTGAGCCGGCAGCCAAGAAGGCTAAAGCTCCTGGTAAATCTAAGAACGTTACCGACGATCCACAAGACGCACCTACCGCTGTTAAGCCTAAAGCAGACGCTGTTAAAGAGTCTACTAAGATGGGTTTGATACAGGCTATGGTAGAAAGAATGAATGGTATGAGAAAGGAAGATCTCATGAATTCTTTCGACCGTATGGTTGATGCTCTTGAAGCTCAGGAAGCTATCAGCGAAGACGCTGAAGAAGCTGTTGAGGTTGTAAAGGCAGGTCATACTGTTACAGCTGAAGAGATCGACATCAAAGAAGATGTTGCAGCTCTATTTGCTGGCGATGACAGCCTGACTGAAGAATTCAAAGAAAAAGCAGTGACTATTTTTGAAGCAGCCGTAGTATCTAAAGTAAACGAGCAGCTTCAAAAGTATGTTGTTGATATTGAATCAGAGCTTGAAGCTGAAAGAACTAAACTGAAAGAAGAAACTGTTAAGCAGCTTGACCAGTACCTCGACTATGTTGTTGAGAACTGGATGGAAGAAAACAAGCTGGCGGTAGAAACTGGTGTTAAAGCCGAAGTTACCGAAAGTTTCATTAATGGTCTTAAAGAGCTGTTCGTAGAGCACTACATTGAAATCCCAGATGACAAAGTAGATGTTGTTGAAGAACTCGCAGCTCGTGCTGATGATCTTGAATCTCGTCTTAACGAAGAGATTGAAAAGAACACCAGTATGAAAGCCCAAATGACCGAATTCACGAAGGCTGAGCTTGTAGCTGAGGCTTCTGAATCACTAACTGAAACACAGAAAGAAAAATTCAAAGTGTTAGCAGAGAGTGTTGATTTTGTTGATGAGGATAAATATATCCAAA